ATCACGCCTCCTTCGCAGCCATGGCGGCGCGCAGCGAGTTTTCAGCGTCACGGCACAGCTTGAGTCTGCGATTGATACCGACCCCGGACTCGTTTTGCTCTGCGTCAAGCCAGGCTATGGCCTTTCCTGCTGCATCCCTCAGCCTATCCCGCTCGGCGGTCACGGCTGACAGGGCGGCGCTGAGCTTGTCGAAGTCAATCCGCAGGGTGAAGGCATAGCCGGCAAGGGTGTCGCCGATTGGCCCAAGGTATCGCTCCAGCTTTACGGCACTGATTTGGCGTTGCGTTTCGCAGATCGTGTGCAGCGTGCGAAGCGGGGCGCGCCGGGCCAGTTCAGCCAGCGTGTTCATCAGGCGCGCATTGCTTACCCCTTCCGCCTCTGCGGTCTGGGCGCGGCGTAGCGCATTGCAAACTTCACCCCACAACACAGCATCCCGATGCGGGTCCAACTTTTCTTGAAGCTGATCCAGCAGCTCCCGATCAACCAATACCTTGCTCATGCATCACCTCGCTGGGCGGACAGGGCGGCGCCCATAACGCGATGAAGGATCGAGCCGCTTTCGATCTGGTTGAACGGGTTTTCGTCGAGGTATGCGACGGCCTTGCGCAGCGCCGCCTCCGCCAACCCACTCTGCTCCGGCTGCGGGGCGGTCTGCGCGATGGGGGCGGCGATCAGGTTGTGCAACGCGGGGTCAAACGGCATCGGCTGACCGAAATGCTGGCGCCACATCGGGTCGTTCTCTCGACCCTGCATTGCCCGCAGCAGCGTGGACAACTGGCAGCCTCGGCCGATGGTCATGCCTCCCGGCAGCTTCACCTCACACGGTAGCCTCATCGTTACCGAAACCTGCTCGCTAGGCTGCTGCTCGGTCTGCGCGGGGCGGGCGGCGTAGAGCCCAAAGGCAGTGAGTCCGCCATCTAGAAAAGCGCCCGCCAGTTTCCGCGCGACGTGCTCGCAGTCTGATTTGCCCCCACGGTACAGCTCACACTTTCCGTCTCCGGCTCGCACGTAGTAACGGCTAAGGGGGCCTGAGCCGGAGGCCACGACTTGATATCGTGACGTCGCAATAACGTCCATTGCCTCATGTGGGTACGGAGGCTGCTGCTCGGTCTGCGCGGGGCGGGAGAACCATGCCCACTCAGCGGCGTCTATCGTGGCTGAGCTGAGCTTGAAGACCTTCTGGCTGTGCAGGGCACGCTTGAACGCCTCCCGCTCATCCTGCGCCGCTGCTGGCTCTACTGCCGCCTGCCCATCCCTGAACCCCTGCGCTGCGGCTGTTGCCATGTCGACGGCGGTGTAGGTGTTGGTGGGCTCGGCCTGCTTGGATAGGGCTGTGCGTAGCTCTGCGATCAACTGCGCAACGTCCGGCCCGCCGCACGTATTGGCTTCGGTGAATTCGAGCGCCTGCGTCAACAACCCGCGCAGCCTATCGTTCTCAGCCTTCGCAGCCCCCAGCTCAGCGCCGATGCTTGCTACTCGTTTCAGTTCGCTCTGTGTCATGTCCTTTGTCCTGTGTTGGTGGGAGGCAGCGGAAACAGGCGCATTGGCCGATCCGCTTGCCGTCCGTGCGGCAGAAGATTGGTGCGTTCACAGCGGCAGCGACTCCTGCACCGCAAGGCATTCGGCCTCGCCGTGGGGAAGTGGCTTGTCTTGCCAGCAGATCAGCGCGACCAGTTCGTCGGTAGGCGTGTCGGTCACGTCCATCCAGTCGCTATGCGTGGCCTTGAGTTCGTTCGGGTGAAGCCAGCGCGAGTGCGTGCGATCCGGCGACAGGCAGTAGCGGAATCCTTGGTCGCGTAGGGTCATTTCCTGCGGCCTCCGTGCGTTGTGGCCGTCCAGCCGGCGCTAGATACCTGGTTGCCGTGGTCAGCTATCAGGCTGTCGATCAGGGCGCCCATGTAGGCGACGAGGCCGCTGACTGTTTCGCCACGGGCCGTCGCGCTGTGCGTGTGCTTCTCGCCGTTCGGCAGAACGAACCAGGCGCTGGCGTTCCAGTCGGAAGGGCGCCGGGGCTCAGTACCGCGAACAACTGGCCGCGACACTCGGTTGTCGATGGAGTAGAGCGTCACGATGCAGCTCATGGCTGGCACACCTCCAGCAGATTGCCCGAACTGAGGCGCCATAGCGGCGCGGCTATGAACCGGTCTTTGTCATGCACTACGCACCATGGCTTCCCTGTGCTAGATGCCTGCGCAGCTGCGTGAATGATGGCGTCGAGCGCTTCGCTGAATCTCATGCCATCTGCTCCAGTGCCCGGCGGGCGAATGCCGCCAACTCCCGCTTCGGATCGCGCCGGCGCTTGAGTACGGTCGTCGGGTCGTGCCAGCGCTTGCGCTCAATGGGCTTCACTTCGCGGAATCCTTCGACCTGCTGGATGGGTACGCCTGATTCGGCGACGAGTCGTGAAAGCCAGGCAGCATCTTTCGCCCGGCCCGCTGGGGTTAGGTTGCAAAATGTCATTGGGATGTCCCGGGAGGAGGGCGCGCTGGGCGCCCGGGGTGGATCAGATCAGCAGCGAGCGGGCGCCGCGGTAGGGGTCGGCGAATGGCACATCGTCTTCATAGGCTGGAGGCGCTGCTTGCTGGCTGCGTTGCGGCTGGCCTTGACGCTGTTGCTGCTGTGGATGGCCCTGCTGCTGATCGTCGCGCGGCTCAAACAGGGCAAGCCAGATTGAGCCGTCTTCGTCGACCTTGCAGCCGGCCGGATTGAAGAAGGCGTCCATCTTCATGCGGAAGCCCTTGTCGGTCTGGATGACCGCGCCGACCTTCCGGCTGATGTACTTGGTTTCGCCGTTCTTCTCGTACTTTCCGACCGTGGCTACCACGTCGTATTTGTGCTTGGCCATTCTGGCTCCTTACTTGATGCGGATGGATGATTGGCCGCGCTCAAGGCGCGCACCGGGCACTTCCTCGCCGGCCTTTAGCTTGGCGGCGATGGCAGTCTTGTCTGGCGCGATCTCGGTCTTCACGCGCATCAGGTCGTCCGGGATGCTGTTCTCGTCATCCACGACGACCGACTCGCGGCCTTTGGCCAGGGTGATGGTGAAGAGGGGGCAGCTGATCTTCGTGATACCGGCCGCATCCATGTTCTCGCGCAGGTACTCCTTGATCTCGCGCTGACGGTTGGTCACGAGCCGCTTGCGCTCCTGCAGGCGTTCGATCTCCTTGTCGAGTGCGGCAACGTCGGCGTCGAAGTTCAGGATGACGTGCGACACGGCCAGCGCCTTGTCGTTGAACTCGGCCTCAATGCCGGCCATCGTGTCGCGGATGGCGACGGCCAAATCCTCGTCGGCCGTCTCCTGCAGCGTGGCCAGCTCCTTGAACTGGCCGGTGATCTCGTAGAGTGCGCTCATGCTGCGGCCTCCTGCTTAGGCTCAAGCTGGGCTTTGCGCTCATCGAATGCCATGGCTAGGCGCTTGACGAACTTGTCCTCATTGCGGCGCGTCGCGCTGCGGACGTAAGAGGCGTGGAGCTTGGAAAGCTCGTGCATGGTTTGCGCGCCGGCCATCGTGTCGAGAGCAGCCTTGAGCCAATCCAGACGCTCTTGCGCTTGACGAGCTGCCTCGGCTTCCTTGTTCTCGGCCTGCTCAAGCTGCGCCTCGGCCTCTCGTTCAGCCACGTAGTCGCGGTCGTCGTAGAGTCCTAGGAAGATGTCGGCGCTGAAGCCAAGCATCGCCAGCGCCTTCTTCACGGCGTCGGTCAACGACTTCTTCGGCGCCTCGGTGTCCGTGGTGACGCCCCACTTGCTTTTGTAGGTGAACGGCGTGCACCCGTACTGCTCGACCTCGCCGCGTTTGTCGCCCTGCATGAACCAGAGCTTGACGCGGATTGTGTGGCCGACCTCGTGGCCGATCAGTTCGCCCTTGTCGTTGCGGATCTCGCCACCCTGGTCAAAGCGCTCCTCGGCGACTGTCCAGCCCCAGCCGATACCGACCGGGCCGAATACTTCCGTGGCGCGCTTGATCATGTGCTGGCCGCTGATGCTAGTGATCTGCTGGCCGTTTACCTTGGCGGACTTGGTGGCCTCCGGTGCGGTCTTCTCGACCTGGCTCCAGATGCTCATGTTCTGGTTGTTCATGCTCAACCTCCGAAAAGTTTGTAGATCGCCGCCTCGCCAGCCAGGCCGATCAGCAGCACGCCAGCCAGCACGCCGAACCCGGTAAGGGTCCACCACGCCGCTGCGAATGAGTGGCCTGTGGGGGTGTCGTCGTAGTCGATGACTTCTGTTCTCATAACGGCGCCCCGTTGGTGATTCGATCTGCAAGGCCGTGAGCGAGAGCCCAGCCGGTGAGTAGTGCAAGGGTCACTGCGAAGCCCCGCCACCATGCGTAGCGCAGGGCTCGTTGTCTTTGGCTAGCCATCACACACCCCCCAATAGCGCCACGTAGGCGAGAGTTCCGATAAGCGATCCGGCTACGGTGATGCCTAGGGCGCCGGCCAGCTCCTTGAGGACGTAGGCGGTCATGGCTGCTCTCCTTGCAGGGCGGCGTCAATCGCGGCGTTTACGTCTTCGTTGCTGAAGACAGGCGATCCCATTACAACCTGAGATACTGATCCGCCTAGCTCACGCATGAGGAACCGATACCGCTCGGCATCCTTCGCCAGAGCATCCCGCTCAGCGAGAAGGGCGTCGTAGTCGGAAGCCAGCACCAACGGGACCGTGTGAATATCAGTCAAGTGGTTCGTCATTGGCGTGTACGCAGGGTCACCGCTCAGTAGCACCGGTACAGAGCCAGGCATGATGTAAAAACGCTTCACTTCCTTGCTCATGCCGCCTCCCGAGCGATCTGCTCTGCCTTGCTGCGCAACTGCGCCGCGTGGTGTTCGATGAATGCCTTCTGCAGGCCTTGGATGCTCGTGACGATCTCGGCAAGCGCCAGTGCAAGCCATGGGTTGCGTTGCCCTATGGCGGCTCTCGTGCTCTCCCAGCGCCACCTGACGCCCATCTCAAGGATCAGCGAGGCGGCCATCTCGACAGGAACCTCTACCTTGTCGTGGGCGTACTCGGCATAGGCGGCGACGATGCTTGGCTCAAGTTCGTCGAGCTGATCCCTGATCGCTTCTTCGAGCGAGCAGGACTCATCCGGGCACGGGTATTCCCGAACCCCTGGTTCGTGTCTGTACATGGTGGATACCTCGGTTGCCCGGATGGGCGTTGGAAGGGGTGATGCAGTGGCCGGGCATCACTCCGACGCGCCTTTACAATGCGGTGGCTCCGCAAGAGGGCTCCCGGCCTTTCGGCCCGCAAGGAACTCCCTCTGACGACTTTCTTCCCCGGTGCGCCTGGCTCCGGCATTTCTGCTGTTTGCGTGTCTATGGCTGCCACGCCGCACTGCATCGGGGGTCGGCCTGGACCTGGACCTTTCACCAGGGTCTGGCAATTGCCGGCCGGGCTGTCGAGCAAGCCGACCTCCGATGCAGGCTCGTTACGTGAGCCATTCGGCCATCTCAACGGGGTGTAGTGGAGTCCCGCCAACGGCTGCCGGTGTTTTTCAGCAATCGGGGCACTTGCCGGCTTATCCCCGTCGCGGATATCCCGAAGGTCCGCCGCGCGCGGATGTGATTCATGGCGCTACCAGCACCGGGCGCCCTCGGTTATTACAGGCCCGTTAGGGTCTGGTCTGGCTGGCTCAGGGTTTCGGTTTTCTTCCCGCTGGCCACTCTTGCGAATGGCCAGAAGTGAATGTTCCGTCACGCATGCATCTGCACAGTCACGAAGCCATTGCTCTCCATTCTGTGCGTCCAACGATTGAACCAAACGTCATCGCCGAACTTCTTCATGGCCGCACGGCGAACCTCGATGACACAGCTTTCCGCTGTGTCGCCCTTGTCGGGAGCTACCAGCCAGTCAAGGCGCTTGCCGTTGCTCAGGCTGCCATCAATATAGAAACGTGCCATTTGCTATCTCCTTGTGTCTTTGGCGGCGTATGCCCAGGCGTTGTTCGCTAGGGTGCTGATCCGCATGTATTCGTGCTGAGTGATGACGCCAACCATGGCCAGCGCGCTGATGAAGCCAAGGCAGCGCGGCCCCAACACATCAACGCCTTCCCGGTCGTCGCAGTTGCGTAAGTCGGTGAGCTGCCGGCTAATCTGGCGCCGGGCAAAGTCCACATCGTGATCGCTGATTTCCATCTCGATTCCTTCCTGTTCTGCATTGGGGTGCGGCCTTACCGGTAGCTAGCCGGCTCGCTGCGCGCTTACTCCACCTAGAGGCGAATAAGGCCGCACTCCGATACAGCCGGGGCGACCACCCCGGCGCTATCGTTCTTTCTGGCCTCCGTTACTTGCCACGGTGGGCTTGGCTGAACTGCCAAGGAATCCTTGGTAGTTCGATCTCGCTGCGCGCTATGCGGCCAGCTGGGCTTCATCCAGTCGCTGAGCCCTGACCACTAGCTGCGTCCTGGGGGCGTCTGGGCGGCGTATCGGGCGGACCTGTGCGTGCTCGGCGCCTACCAATAACGCCAGCACCAGGGGAGCGATGATTCCCCGGCGCATGGCTTCTAGGCAGAGGCCGCGAGTGGTGCGCTGATTGCCCAACTTGAAGCGGGCGTCGTCCAGCTGCTGCTTGACCGTGTAGTGACTGCAGCCCATGCAGCGCGCAATCTCTTTTGCGGTCATGTCTAAGGCTGCGTAGATGGTTGCCTGAAGCTGCCGAGGGGCTAGGCCCTGTCCGAGGCGTCCTTCCCATCCTTCAATCTGGATCGTGTCCATATCGCTCTCCCTGAGTCGGTCTTCATTCCAGAGCGCCCTCATTGGAAGGCGCTCCAGTAATACGTCCCGCTACTGCATTGCTGCGGCGGTTACTGCTGCATTTGCTGCGCGCCGGGCCAGCTCTATCCGGTCTTCCATGCTGACGACCTTGTTGCCGTCCATTTCCCATGTGTGCCCATCCAGAAGGGCGGGCAGCACAGTGAGGAAGGCTTGCTGCCAGAACTCGGCATGACCGCCTTCCTCGTCTTCCTTTCGGCGTTTGCCGGCCGCGTAGCCTTTGTTGTAGCCGCGCTGCTCAGCCGCCTTGATTTCTCCTTGGTCGGCCATTTCCGTGTCTCCAAGGTCAATTCCACGTCCTGCCGCGGTCGGCGGCAGGGGTTACTTTCAAAGAACTCGTCGGACTTCCTGTCCAGTCGCCAGTCGGTCCCCTTTGCGGGGGCTGGGAGAAGGTTTCGGCCTTTTCGTCCTATCCGGCGATTCCCCGGAGTTGTTTCCAGAATCTCTCTGGCTTGGGACGAACAATAGCGCTGCTATTTATTAGCGTCAACAGCGGTGCTACTATTTTTACAAATATTTTCACAAAGACCACACGTCGCTTCTGTTCTGTGGCTGGAGTCACGCTGACAGGCGGTCGACCGCTGGGGTTTCTCGAATCGCGGGCACAAAAAAGCCCCGACTAGCGGGGCTTGAGGGTGGTACTTGTGCTTAGAAGAACATCGCGCCCCACCAGACGCGGCCGATGATGCCGATCTCCTGGCCTTGCACTTCTTCCGCGCTGTAATCCTCGTCGGCGTGTTCTTCGCGGTTAAAGCTACGCAGACGCAAACCACCGCCAGGCAAGCGGTAGAGCTGCTTAACACGCAGTTGGCCAGCGTGGTTAAGCGCATACAACTTCCCATCGATGATGTTCGTTGCGCCTCTGTCTACGCTAACAGTCGATCCGTGGGGGAGCCGTGGCTCCATGCTGTTTCCGTTAATGACTACGCAGACGGCGTTCTCCGCCTGCACACTATGCCGCCGTAAGGTCTGGCGGCCGAACCTCAGCTTCAGATCGCTGCTTTCCTGTATCACTGTCCTGCCACTTCCCGCTGCTAGTTCAACTTCCCGAAGGAAGGGCACCTCTACTTCATCATCACCTAGCGGCGTTTCGTCATCCCATACGGATGCGTTAACAAGCGCTTGTTCTGCGGCTGCAGCTTGCGGTTTTGGTAGAGAACCTACGAGTTGTGCAAGGCGGGGGCTCACCTCCTCAGGCCTGAATTTCAGGACACGAGAAAGCTTTAGCAAGGCTTCTAGATTCAGCGGTATACGGCCAGTCGTGTACTGGCTGATTGCGCTTTGTCCATTCCACCCGCACTCCTCAGCGACATCTGCCTGGGTCAGCTTTCGTCCTACGGATCTAGCTGCTGCTTTTCTGGCGTCAAAAATCGCTTTCAGGCGCAGGTTCTCAGCGCGTTCTTCTTCGGTCAATGGGCGGCGTTCGTTCATACCGGCAACTCTAGTAGCAGAGGTGATATGACTGCAAACAGCAGCAGTGGTTTCTGCTTGCTGATAAAAAATAGCGCTGCTACTATGGCTGCACGGAACTCTATGCAGGCCTTCCATGAAAAAGCTCTCCCTATCGAAGTATCTGGAATCACACGGCACCCAATCCGTTCTCGCTGAAGCTCTCGGCATTCAGCAAAGCGCCGTATCTCAGATGGCCCGCTCGGGCCGCAACATCGAAATCACTCTCTACGCAGATGGCCGGATCGAGGCTAACGAGATCCGTCCCGTTCCCGCTCGACCCAAGAAGACTGCTGCGTAGTACCTGATTCATTGCGACATCCCTGTCAGTGGTTTCCATGGTTCACAGCTTAGACCCGGATATCAGGACAGGTAATAAAAGCGGAGAGGGTGAGGATTTATCCAGTACCTGAATCGCAGACGAAAAAAAGCCCGGAGGCAACCGGGCTTCGGAACAACTAACTAGCGAGAGAGATTATGGACAACGTGATTCACATAAGCAACACCCAGCGGGGGTTCACCCGGATGGACAACAGCATCATGGAGGCTCTGGCTGCAGTTGATCTGCCAGCTCGTGAGTTCCGCGTCGTGATGGCTATCGCTCGCCAGACCATCGGATACCAAGTCGAGAGCAAGCGTCTCTCTGCTGACGAGATCGGCAAACTTACCAATATGCGCCGTGACGTTGTATCGAAGGCGATCAGCCATCTCCTTGAGCGCCGGGTCATCTTCCGTGTTGGTGGTAGCCGTGGAGAACTGGGCGTTTCCCCTTCGAAAGAATGGTCCTTCTACGAAGAGAAGAAGGCATGTCTCAGTGAGACCAAAACGTCTCACTCAGCCCAAATAGTCTCACTGGTCACTGATGCGAGTGAGACCAAAACGGCAACTTCCCTTCTTTATACAAAGAAAGAACCCCTAGTAACTGTTCCTACGGAACAGATTACTGCCCCCCAAGGGGGCGACGTCACCCCAGCTGAAAAAACCACTGGGGTTTCGTTCAACGGCGAAGACTTCGAAGTCAGCTCCGACCTGATTACCAAATGGGCTACCGCATACGCTCCGGTTGACGTCGAAACCGAGATCACTCGGGCCGCTGCCTGGGCTGCCGGCGCCAAGGCGAAGAAAGACTACCGCCGCTTCCTGGTCAACTGGCTTGCCAAGGCTCACCGCAAGTCGGCCAACGGGGTTTCCGAGGCTGGCGTCCCGGTAGACCAGATCATCGACCTGTACCACCGCGTTTGCCCGAACCTCGCTGCCGTCACCGTGAAGACCGACAAGGCCCTTCGCAGCATGATCGTTGAGCGCTGGAACGAATCAGAGGCCCACCAGAGCGGCAAGGGTTTCTGGCTCCCGTTCTTCGAGAAGGCCAACAACCGCAGCCAGGTTTTCTACCGTGGCCAGAATGTCGTCCCGCGCCTGGAGGCTCTGGTAAGCCGCGCCGTCTTCCGTGAAATCTCGGAGGCGCAGCAATGATCGAACTTCACAGCCTGGAAGCCGAGCACGGCGTTATCGGCTCGATGCTCAAACAGCCTCACCTGATCGACGTCCTGAGCGATGACCTGGCGCCCGAAGCGTTCGCCTATGCCGACAACGCCGACCTGTACCGCCTGATCATGGAGCTGCACAACGACGGCGAGCCGGTAGACGCGATCACTCTTGGCGACCGCATGGCTGAGCTGCCAAGCGGAACTCGGACCACGGCATATGCCGGCGAAATCCAGTTCAACACTCCGTCCGCTGCCAACGCGAAGACCTACGCGAAGATCATCCGCGACCGCGCCGTGGCTCGCCAGATCGTCGCCGCCGCCGAGCGCATCCACGAGATCGCTCATGACCAAGCGACCGTCGAGGACAAGATCGCGCAGGTGCAGTCGACCATTCTGGCTCTCGGTACTGATGGCGGCGACGCCGAATGCCAGAGCATGGCCGACATGTGGGCGGAGCACATCGAAGTGCTGCAGGTCCGTCTGGATCGTTTCGCCAAGGGCGAAGCAATGGACGGGCTTGGGACTGGTATCCCTGACCTCGACAAGTACACCCAAGGCATGAAGCCGGGCCAGATGATCGTCGTTGCTGGCCGTCCTGCCATGGGCAAAACCACCCTGGCCATGAACATCGCGGCCGACGTCGGCATCAACCAGCGCAAGCCGGTTGCCGTCATCAGCCTGGAGATGAGCAAGACCCAGCTTATGGATCGCCTGCTCGCGGCAGTCGGCGGCATCCCGCTGCCGTCCCTGAAGACCGGCGAGTGCAGCAACGACTACAGCACCGAGCTGGCGGCTGCGGGCCTGAAGCTGAGCCGGTCACCCATCGTCGTATCTGACGTGCCGGTCATGACCATGGCGCGCATCCGCTCCATCGTCCGCCGCCAGAAGCATCGCTTGGGCGGTATGGGTCTCGTGGTCATTGACTACTTGGGTCTGGTAGAGGGCGATGGCGCTGGCCGGACGGAAGACGTAACGGTCATGTCGCGCCAGATCAAGCTGTTGGCCCGCGAGATGGGCTGCCCCGTAATCATCCTGTCCCAGCTCAATCGTGGCTGCGAATCACGCCCCGACAAGCGCCCGGTGCTCTCCGATCTGCGCGAATCAGGCGCCATCGAGCAGGACGCCGATATCGTGATGTTCGTGTACCGGGACGAGGTTTATCACCCGAACACCCAGGACAAGGGAATCGGCGAAATCCTGATCCGCAAGAACCGTGACGGCGAAATCGGAACTGTCCCGACCGCCTTCCAGGGCGACAAGTCCCGCTTTGTCCCGCTCGCCGCGCACACCCGCAGCAGCAACGTCGTCGAGGTGAACTTCTGATGAGCCAGTACGCAGAGATTCGGCGGCTAGCCGAGCAGGAAATCGCCCTCCGTGGCGGGGCTGACGAGAACGCCCGCATCGAGTGGTGCAACGCAGTCAAGGCGCTGCGCAAGGCCGTACCGGACTGGTCGGCTGTCGTGGTTGAGCTGGTGAATGAATTGGACCGTGCTGACGGAAGCACCCAGCGCGGCGTAGGAGCACGGAAATGAGCGACTACATGGAAATCACCGAAGCCTTCCACCAGGCCCGCACAGCTCCCGACGTAACAGACCGCGCCTCTGGCCTAGAGGAAGCGGATCGTATCGGTGGCGTGGCGCTGGTGCGTGAACGGCTGCAGGGGCAGGGCGCTGAGTTCTGCGCTGACTGTGACGAGGAGATCCCGGCCAATCGTCGCGCCGCTGCTCCGTGGGCAGAGCGCTGCATCTCCTGCCAGGACGACCACGACAAGCGGGAGGCGCGCCGCCATGGATGAGCAGATCGAACGCCCGCTGACCTTCATCCGCGACCGAGCACAGGACCACGCCGAGGCCAAGGCCAACCGTGTGTACCTGGAGCAGTTCCGCAAGAGCAAGAAAGCCATCCTCATGCAGGAGGCCGAGCGAGAAGGAATCAAGACCATCGCCGAGCGTGAGGCATTCGCCTACGCGCACCCGGATTACCTGGGGCTGTTGGACGGCCTCAAGGTGGCCGTAGAGCGCGAGGAGTACCTGAAGACACAGATCGGTGTGGCTCAGCTGCGAATCGAGCTGTATCGCACGGAGCAGGCGAACCAGCGGGCAGAGCGGAAGGGGTACGGCGCATGACCTGCAAGCTCTGCAATTCAGCCAACACCACGTCGCTAGGTATGCGCACTCCGCACTCCTACTGCAACACCTGCGGCGGTCACGACTACGAAGGCCAGCTATTCGACCGCAAGACCTGGGACGCCTGGGTCAATGTCGATATCGAGCGGCCTGTTCGTGAGGAGCAGCTGGATATGTTCGGGGAGGTGGCATGAAGGGTCGTAGTCCATCAGCCGAGCAGAAGCGCTACCACGACCTGCTGGCCCAGCGTATCGGCTGTATCGCCTGCCAGAAAGACGGGCGATTCAACCCGTCCGTGAGCATTCACCACGTCGACGGCCGCACCAAGCCTGATGCGCACTGGATGGTCCTGAGTCTCTGCGCTGGTCATCACCAAGACGGCTACGGCGCGCCGGGCCTCATCGCTGTTCACCCATACAAGGCCCGCTTCGAGCTGGCCTATGGGAAGCAGGAAACACTAATCCGCGACTGCGCCCTGCAGTTGCTTGATATGGGCCTGACGCTTCCTGCGCGGGTCATGGAATTGATCGGACTGGAGCAGGCGGCATGACTTTGGACTGGTACATCGTTTTCTTGGCTGCGTGCGGCATTCCCGTTCAGGCCTGGCTTGCTTGGAAGGTTGGCAAGGCATTTGGGGGCGTCATCTACGGCTTTCTGTGCGCCGTTAGCGTTTGCCGCTGGGGCTATGCCGTCGGGCGAGTCCACGGGTTTTCCCGCCCCGCTTGGCGCTGGGTGCCAGGGCTCTTCCTGAGTGAGTGGCTGGATTTCTCGTGGAGCAAGGCCGGAAGCATCACCAAATACAGTCACGGCGGAACGTGGCGGGGAATCGGTAACTGGTGCGTATTCCCGAATAAGCATGAGCAAGCCGCATGAAGGCCTGCCCCGTAGACGCCACCCACAAGACAACGGCCTTCAGCAGCCGGCAGACCCTGTACTGCCACGACTGCCGCAAGGAACACCCATGGCCGCTAAAGCCCGGCCAGATGCCACTGATCGCAAACAACAGAGCCACAAGGAAGCCGCAATGAAAGCCCACCAGATCCTCGAAGCCGGCCTCAGCCACATGAAGGACCGCTCTGCCACCTACGACAAGCCAGCAGGCGAGCGGAGCATGGGCGCCACGGTTGACGCCTTCCGCGCAGTTACTGGCCACGACCTCACCGAAGAACAGGGCTGGCTCTTCATGGGCCTGCTCAAGATGGTTCGCAGCCAGCAAGGCGGGTTCCGGGCTGACAACTACGAAGACCTGGCCGCATACGCTGGCCTGCAGGGTGAGGCCGCATGGGCTGAGCGCGCGAATCAGGACTTCGGCCAGCAGAACACCATCGACTGCCGCACGAAGGAAGAGCGCGCAGCTGATATCGGGCGACAGCTGGCTGATGGCGTGCGCCGTGCGGCAAGCGGAGCAGTCTTTAACGACCCACGCACCGTGGAAGGCCTGGACGTGTCTTTTCCGACCGAGAAGCACATGAACTTCGCGCCGGTGCAGTGCGAGCACTACTTCGAGGACCACGGCTGCTATCGGTTCGGTTCGCGGGGCCAGCAGCTGACCATTTGGAACTGCGCCAAGTGTGGCGCCGAGAAAGTCGAGGCCGAAGATGAATGAGCGCGTCGGAGATGAATGGCTCGCTAAATCTGGCCTGCTTGACGATGACGGAGCGGCAGTTGATCAACGCGGACAAGCAAGCCTGCCTGATCCGGTGGAAGGTGCGCGACCTCAAGGGGCCGGAGAAGCAGCGGCAGGGGAGCGTCCTGCTGGCGGCTGTTCCGGAGAGTGCGCGGCCTGCGGTTGTGGCAGCACTGAAGGCGAGGGGGAGTAGATGATCATTGGAATCGATCCTGGCTGCACTGGCGCCATCGTGGTGATGACCGAGAGCCGCAACTACGTGGCACACCTCAACATGCCGACCATCAAGGTAGGCACGAAAAGCCGGGTGAATGGCGCTGCTGTGGCTGCCTTCCTGCGCCAGACGATCGGCGAGTTCACTGCTCACGCCTATCTGGAGCAGGTAGGCGCCATGCCGGGCCAGGGCGTTTCCTCGATGTTCACCTTTGGCCATGCCGCTGGTGTGGTTGAGGGAATCCTGCAAGGAGCGTGCATCCCGTACACATTGGTCACCCCGCAATCATGGAAGAAAAGAGCGGGCCTCATTGGGGGCGACAAGGATGCCGCACGCTCCCGCGCAATCCAGCTCTACCCGGACCTCCGCATTCTCGACCTGAAAGGGAAGGGCCAAGCGGTGGCCGACGCCATTTTGATCGCCCGATTTGGGCAGAAGGGGGAGGCCGCTTAATGGTCGCACGCAAACACGACGACGCAACGCTAGTCGAGGTCATGACGGGGCGTAGTAACGCCAAGGCTGCGGCACTGCTAGGCCTAGACATCCGCAACGTGGAGCGTCACCGGTCGCGCCTCATTGGGCTTGGCCTGCTGCAGCCAGCATCGGCGCCGATCGAGGTGAGTGCCGCAGGCGAGACATTCGTCATCACTTGTGCCGTAAACGCGACAAAGGCGCACGCCGGCTTCATGAAGACCCTGCAGCTGTACTGCTCCAAGATCGGTGCGCGCCTGATGGTCATCCCTCTCCGGTACCAGAACCCGACCAACCGCGACGCCAAGCGCGATGACGAGTGGTGGGATTCGCGCCTGGTGCCTTACCTGGTCAGTGAGCGGACCAAGATTGCCCGCGACCTGATCGTGCTGGCCGACATCAAGACCCAGCCGACCGCAGTAAACCCGCTGCAGAAGTGGCAGACGGTGACCGGTACCGCCTCGGCAATCATTGGGCACCCGAAGATCGCGCTGAAGACCGTGGCTACGAACCCTGGCGTGCCGGCCAAGCTGGTGATGAGCACCGGAGCCTGCACCGTCGAGAACTACAGCGACACTAATGCGGGCGCCTCGGGCAAGTTCCACCACACGCTCGGCGCTGTAGTGGTCGAAGTGGATGGTCCGCGCACGCACATTCGTCATATCTGTCCGATGAAGGACGGCAGCTTTATCGACCTGGCTACCAAGTACACGGTCAAGGGCGCAGAGCCGGCCCCACGCGCTGAAGTGCTGACCATGGGCGACATCCATGCGGAGATGGCCTCTCCGATCGTTACGCAGGCCACCAGGGAGCTTGCCGAGCTGATCCGCCCTAAGGCCCTGGTGCTGCATGACGTGCTGAACTTCGGATCGGCCAGCCACCACGCCAAGTTCTTCGAGAAGTTCCGCCGCCACGTCAGCGGTACCAGCGGCGTGCTGCATGAGCTGAAGGTCACCGCCCGCCACGTCGATCTGCTCTCCGGGTTCGCCGACAAGACGGTGATGGTCAACTCGAACCACCACGACCACTTCACTCAGTGGCTCGAGAAGGCAGAGCACGCCCTGGACATGGAAAACACGCTGGTATTCCACGAGACGAAGGCCGCCATGCTCCGCGCAATCCATGAGGGCAGCTACTGCGACCCGTTCCAGTACTGGATGGACAAGCTGATGAAGCACGGCGACCGCCTGCTGTGGCTGAAGCCTGGCGAGTCGTTCATGCGTCACGGCATAGAGCACGGGTGGCACGGACACAAAGGGCCTAACGGGGCCCGCGGATCAACCAAGAGCTTCGCCACCATCGGCGCCAAGGTCGTGAAAGGCCATTCCCACGGCGCGGAGATCATCGACGGCGCCCGCTCGGTCGGTACCAGCTCGCAGATGGACATGGGCTACAACACCGACAGCCCGAGCGGCTGGACCTGGACGCACGACATCACCTACGCCAACGGCAAGCAGACGCTAATTCACTGCGTCGGCGGCACCTTCTTTCGCCGCGATGCGGCAGCAGCACGGGGAGCAGCAGCATGAAAAGCGCCGAAGAGCTTTTGACCCAATGGGGCATCTGGGTATGGCAGAAGACAGGCGTGCCCCGGTACGTCTCACCGATGCTGGCCATCATGCGCGACAACGTGCCCAGCACCCACGCGCCAGATGCTGCGATCACCGATGAAGAGGCGGAGACGGTATCGGCTGTAGTCGCCCGCCTGCAGCAGCGCTATCCGGAGGCATCCGAGGCCGTGCACATGTACTACTGCCACAACCGCACGATGGAGCAGATCGGAAAGGAGCTGGGCAAATCTCGCCATCAGGTGAAGGACATGCTGAGCCGAGTGCACGGCTACGTTGAGTCGGAATTCGACCGACGAATGGCAGCTTAATTTACATGTCGTGACTGTTGACGTGTTAACGCCGATCTGGCAATCTGGCACAAATTGCGGTTTTACCGCTTCAGAAGAGCCCGGCCAATGAGTCGGGCTTTTTTGTGCCTCAGTTTCGGGCGCTAAAGGCCGTTTGAATGGCTCGCCACCATGCGCCCAACCCATAACCACTTGGAGGCATCATGTTCGGGTCACTCAACACAAGCGCCGGCAGCCAGCCTTCAAGGATTGGCCCGCCCTCTAAGGCAGAGCAGGCCGGTATAGCGTTTTACTCGGCTCTACTCAGCTCTGGGCGAGTGAGCTACGCCGCTCTTCAATCGAGCGAGCAAAGCGGTCAACACCTTCGCTGATATCGCTCTCTGCATCCGAGTCTGATAGCGCCGACTGAAGCATAGAGATTTCTTTCTCGAACTCTTCGAAGACCTTGGCCTGTTGATCGCTCGGGAATGATTTGATGACGGCTAGCAGTAGCGCGCTTGTGCCGAGGGCGTCCGCCTTCTGGGCATTGATCGCTCTAGCTAACATCATGATTGGTTCGCTCATGTCTGGCCTCCGGGCCGTTTCGTGTGGAAGCAAAACGCTATCACGGATGCGCCAGGCAAGAGCAAGCCATTACGAACACTCTCCAATCCCCGGCCTGCTTGCGAATCGGTCTAGCACCAACACGCAGCACACTGCGCGACCTGGCAACAGGTATCGCCCCGCAGACGTGCGGGGAATCGGGATCTATTCAGCTTCAACCCTATTCCGGCCCCATGCCTGCCTCCTTGCTCATAGGCGGATCGCACGCGCATGTGAGGCCGGACTTATTCAACTGCCCCATGCGGGATAACCGAGATATGAAGATGCCAGACCGTCCCGAGACATGGGCAGTGGCCCTCGCATGGCTGCAGACAATCGCCCCGAGCCTGTATGCGTTCGGCCTGTCAGTGACCATCGCTGTACTGCGAGTGGTGTATGGCGGAGGCACGAAGCGGCAGATGATCCTCGAAGGGGCTCTGTGTGGATTCGCCACGCTGACCCTTGTCCCGCTGCTCGAATACTTCGGTCTGCCTCAGAGCATGGCCACGTTCGTCGGCGGATCGGTTGGCTTTCTCGGAACAGAAAAGCTCCGCGACCTGGCTATCCGCTGGGGAGAGAAGAAGGCGGCGATATGAGCAAGTGCTACCGCCCTGGCGAACTGAAGGCTGGCAAGACCTTCTTCATGTATACGCTGCATGGGCCTCGGCTCAACCACGTCGAAGTGAGCGAATACATCATCGGCGGCAAGAAAGACCGGTTGCCCGAGGTGGGCGAGCTTCACCCGTACAGGGTCAATCCTGCCGAGCTGTCGTGCTTATGCCTGCCGCGCCCATACAGGACGCGCAAAGCTGCGATGAAGGCGGGCATTGAAAGCGTCAGGCGCCTCAACTGGTGACCGCATAAAACGTCTCCACGCCATCCTCCTGCTCCTCCGCATCGCCGCCTGTGTCGCTGTGATGATCGGGAAAGAGGTGTGGAGATACTGGAGGCGCAGAGATGGATAGTCGCCCATGGCGTCACCTGTACAGCACGAAGCGCTGGCGCCGACTCCGCTGGCAACAACTACAGAGAGTGCCGCTGTGCAAGCTGTGTCAGGCGCTAGGCAAAGTCACCGCCGCGTCTGTGGTTGACCATAGGACGCCACACAAGGGCGAGGAGGCGCTGTTCTTCGATGAGAGCAACCTCGACAGCCTGTGCAAGCCATGCCACGACAGCACGAAGCAGAGGGTCGAGAAGTCGGGCTCACTGCCTGGGTGCGACACCTCCGGCATCCCGCTAGACCCGAACAGCCACTGGCATCGATAGGCTGCGTCTATCGCAGAAGGGGAGGGGTAGGTCGAAAGTCCGAGCCCTTCCGTAGCAATACCGGTCCCGCCCCTCCGTTGTAACGCTAACCCGGAATTTTCCTCCAGAACACATAGGCCCACGCTATGAAACGCAAACGCTCCGACAGCGCCGCGGCTGCCGTTGAGGCGATGCGTGCGGCTGTAGACGTAATCGCTCCACCGGCACACCTGAACCTGCGCGAACGCGACCTGCCGTTCTGGTCTGGCGTTGTGCGCGCGCGTGCGCGAGAGGACTGGACGGATATCGATCTGGCTCATGCTGGCAACCTAGCACGGTGCATGGCTGATATCGAGCGCATCCAGGCCGAGATTGATATCGAGGGTGACACGCTCACCAATGATCGTGGCACGGTCGTGATGAACCCTAAGCACTCGTTGCTGGAAACGCTCAGCCGCCGCAGCATTGCGCTGTGTCGTTCGCTACAGGTTCACGCCCACGCAGTACAAGGTGACAGCCGAGACCAGGCCAAGAAATCCAGCACCCAGCGCAAGGCCGCTGCTGCTGTTCAGGAGGCTGACGACCTCATCGCTCAGCCGTTGCACTGATGGCCCGCAAGATGACCCGTGGCGAGCGGGTGTGCCAATTTATTGAAACGTACTGCCGCGTGCCTGAAGGCAAGCTCATCGGCCAGCCAATCAAGCTGGCAGAGTTCCAGCGTCGATTCCTGCTGGATATCTACGACAACCCGGCCGGCACGAGCACGGCATACCTGTCGATTGCGCGTAAGAACGGAAAGACGGGCTTGATCGCGGGAATCCTGCTCGCTCACCTGGTCGGCCCTGAGGCTGTGCAGAACAGCCAGATCGTCTCGGGCGCCATGAGCCGAGAGCAGGCGGGTATCGTTTTCAACCTCGCGGTGAAGATGATCCAGCTCAACCCCAAGCTGGCAGAGATTGTCCACATCGTGCCGAGCGGGAAGCGGCTGATCGGCTTACCACGCAACGTCGAGTACAAGGCGCTCGCAGCCGAGGGCAAGACAACACACGGCCTGTCGCCAATCCTCGCCATCCTCGACGAAGTAGGTCAGGTGCGCGGGCCACAAGATGACTTTATCGACGCGATCACAACAGCCCAGGGTGCACACGATGCGCCGCTGCTGATCGCCATCAGTACCCAGGCAGCCACCGACGCGGATCTGTTCAGCGTGTGGCTGGACGATGCGCAGAAGTCGAAAGACCCGCATATCGTTTGCCACCTATACGCAGCGCCGGCTGATGCCGACCTGCAGGACACGAAAGCGTGGAAGGCAGCCAACCCAGCTATTGGCCTGTTCCGCTCGCTTCCCGACATGGAGAAGCAGGCCGAACGCGCAGCCCGGATGCCAAGTTCTGAAAACACCTTCCGCAACCTCTGCCTAAACCAGCGCGTGTCGACGGTTTCCCCGTTCGTCTCGCTGGAAGTGTGGAAGTCCTGCGGTGGCGAGCCTGCTCCGCTGGAAGGTGTCGAGGTATACGGCGGGCTTGACCTGTCAGCACGTACCGACTTGACGGCCTTCGTGCTGCTGGGCCGGGACCATGAAGGCACAACCCACGTTTACCCGTTCGCCTGGACGCCCGAGCAAGGCCTGCACGACCGCGCCAAGCGTGACCGCGTGCCGTATGACGTCTGGGTCCGTGAGGGCTACCTGCGCACCACGCCGGGCGCCACAGTGGACTACGGGTTCGTCTGCGCGGAGATGGCAGAGATCCTTGGTGGTCTCGACGTTGTGTCGATTGCCTTCGACCGCTGGCGTATCGACCTATTCCGCAAGGAAGCCGAGGCGCTGGGCCTGGAGTTTCCACTGACCGAACACGGCCAGGGCTTCAAGGACATGTCTCCCGCGCTTGATGCGCTGGAGGCTGAACTGCTGAACGGGCGCATTCGCCACGGGATGCACCCGGTCCTGACCATGTGCGCCGCGAACGCGGTAATCACCAAGGACGCGGCGGGCAACCGCAAGCTGGACAAACACAAGGCCACCGGACGGATTGACGTCATGGTTGCCCTGGCAATGGCTATCGGCGTTGCCGGTCATCCTGACGAAGACCGGATAGACCTCGACTCCTTCTTATCTGACCCTCTGGTGCTCTGAATGGGACTTTTCTACAGCCTCCGGGGCTTCTTTCGTTCGCCTGGTGCTCCACCGCGTGACGCCGGCATTCAGAGCGGCCAGCCGGGCGGGTACTCAAGCGAATCAGCGGCAGAGGTCACCTTCGACTCCGCTATGCAGATCAGCCCGGTGTGGGCGGCGGTCAAGCTGATCTCCGAAACCATCGGATCAATGCCGTTCAACATTTACGAGGTCGGCCCGGAAGGCAGGAAGATTGCGACAGCGCATCCGCTGCATCGGGTTTTGACCCGCAAGCCGAACCAGTACCAGACGGACGTCGAGTTTTGGGAATCGATGGCGCTCAACCTGGCGATCAGCGGCAACGCTTACGCCATCATTCAGCGCCTCGGTAATGAGATTGTCGGGCTTTTGCCTGTTTCGTCGTCCCAGGTTGAGACAACGCTGCTCAATGACGGAACGGTCGTCCACGCCTACACGACCGGCGCCAACGTCAAAGTCTACGGGCCGCAGTCGATGTGGCACGTCAAGCTGTTCGGCAACGGCATTGTGGGGCTCTCTCCGCTCAGCTACGCACGAAACAGCATCGGCATCGCCATCGCTGCGGATAACCGCGTATCGCGTGTCTACAGCAACGGTGCGAAGCCCTCGGGCGTGCTCACTATCGACAAGACTCTGACGGAGGCACAGCGCGCACAGGTTCGGGCGTCCTTCGCAGGGCTTGAGGCAGGCAACGACGACCGGCTGTTCGTGCTCGAAGCGGGTATGCAGTACCAGCAAATCAGCATGACGCCGCAGGATATCCAGCTTCTCGACTCGCGCCGGTTCCAGATCGAGGACATTGGCCGCTTCTTCGGCGTGCCGTCGATTCTGCTCAACCAGACCTTCGGGCAGTCCAGTCTCGGCAGCAACGTCTACGAGATCCTGGCCGCGTTCTACAAGCTGAATCTCAGACCGTATCTCGAGAAGTTCGAGGCATCTGTTCCGCGCTGGCTGATGGAGGCGGACGAGGCAGGCCGCTACGAATGTGAGTTCGACTTCGACGCCGCGCTTCTCCGCGCTGATCTCCAGACCCGCATGCAGGCCAACCGCGAAGCGATCAACTCCGGTCAGCTCACGCCGAACGAGGCCCGCATTGACGAAGGGCGCCCCGCACTACCAGGCGGCGACAAGCTGCTGATCCAGGGCGCCATGATCCCAATCGAAAACGCCGGGCTGAAGCCGGTGCAGGAGGTTCCGAGTGGAACGCAAGAATCTGAGCCTCGGTGAATTCGAGATCAAGTTTGACGAAGCCCGAAAGGGCTTTTTTTCTGGCTACGCCTCCAAGTTCAACGGCGTGGATAGCTACGGCGACACCATCGTGCCGGGCGCCTATGCCAAGACTGTCTCCGAGCGTGAGCGCCCGATTGCGATGCGCTGGAATCACACCGGCCCCGTCATTGGTAAGTGGCTGAAGGCTGAAGAAGACGAGCACGGCTTGTACGTCGAAGGCGAATTGACTCCCGGCCACTCCGTCGCCTCTGACGTTTACGCGCTGATGAAGCATGGCGCAGTCAATGGCCTCTCGATTGGCTACCGAATCCCTGCAGGCGGCTCCGAAAAGAAGGGTGATGTTCGCCTGCTCAAGCAGATTGATCTGGTTGAAATCAGCGTCGTTGAGTCGCCGGCCGACCTGAATGCCCTGATTGGTGACGTCAAGTCCTCAATCAGCGGAGCCGAGTCCCTGAAAGATATTGAAGCCCTCCTGCGTGATGCTGGCGGGTTCTCAAGGGCTGATGCGACAGCGCTGGTGGCGCGCATCAAGTCTCTGTCTCGCGGTGAGCGCGACGACGAAACCAAGGCCAGCGAATTGTTTGGCGCACTTCATGCGCTGCATACCCAAATCACCGCGAGAACATAATCAATGGATATCACCGAAGTAAAAGGCGAGATCGACAAGATTGCCAAGGCCATCGACGCCAAGACCGCCGAGCATACCGCTCAGGTTGAGCAGTTCGGCAAGGCCGCCACTGAGCTGACCGGCCAAATCGACAAGCTGTCCGACCAGTACAAGTCGCTGAAAGAGCAGATGATCGATCTGGCTCAGAAGCAGACGCCGGCCTCGGCCGAAGGTAAGAGCGAAACAGCCGGTATGGAGTTCATTAGCTCCGACCAGTTCAAGGCCCTGGCCGAGCGCCGCAGTGAGCGCGCCCGTATCGAGGTTAAGAACACTGTCGTGGCAGACGCCACCACAACCATGCCGATGCAGCGCCCCGGCATCATTCCGGGCAGCTTCGCCCCGCTGACTCTGCGTCAGTTGATCCCGACTATTCAGGTTGCAAGCAACGCCGTTACCTCGCTGCGTGAGCTGGCGTGGACCAACTCCGCGGCTGAAGTTGCACAGGCCGCAGCCAAGCCTGAGTCGGCCATCACCTTCGAGCAGTACGACGTCACGATTCAGACCGTCGCTCACTGGATCAAGGTATCGAACCAGCTGTTGGCCGATGCGCCGGCTGTTGCCGCCTACATCGACACCCGCCTGCGCGATGGCTTGGCTCAGCGTATCGATCGCCAGCTTCTGCTGGGTGACGGCACAAGCCCGAACCTGTCCGGCCTGACCGATGCCGGCAACTTCACCGCATTCACCGCTACCAGCGGCGCGAATCTGGTCGAGTCCATCAACAAGGCCAAGTACAACCGCTGGGCTGTCGGTGAGACGGTTGATACCGCAGTCGTCAACCCAGCTGACTGGGCGGCGATGGAGTTGGCCCGCGAAGGTACTGGCACTGGCGCTTATCTGTACGGCGCGCCTGGCGTGAGCGGCAACATGAGCGCGTTCGGCGTGCAGATCGTCATCTCCGCAAACATGCCGGCCGGTCAGTTCCTGGTTGGTTCGCTGCGCAATGCCGCGACCATCTACCAGCGCCAGGGCGCTGTGGTCGAGATGGGCTTTGTCAACGATGACTTCACCAAGAACCTGGTGACCATCCGCGCCGAAGAGCGCCTTGGTCTGGCTGTAGATCGCCCGGTTGCGATCATGTACGGCCCGATCACCGCCGCGTAACCAATAGGGGCCGGGTAATTCCGGCCCCGTTTTGGAGGGCAAGATGCAAATCAAAGCGAAAGCAAAAAAAGGCTTCCTGCACGACGAGCTTGGACGTGTAGTGAAAGGCCAAGAATTCGAAGCAACCGAAGCGCAGCTGGCACCAGTCGCGCGCTTCGTTGATGTCTACGAGACGAAAGTAATCCACGAGGAGCCGCGCCATGGCAGTGCTGACGCTGGAAGAGATCAAAGCGCACCTGCGAGTGGACGGAAGCGCCGAGGACGCGCAGCTGCTGGCGATCAGTGAGGCCGCGCAGGATTACGCAACGCAGTACCTTGGGCGCAGTGCAATCCCTTGGAATGACGATGCCGGCAATCCAGTACCTGTTCCTGCTTCTGTTAGAGCGGCAATTTTGCTTGTAGTTGGCGATCTGTACGAGAACAGAGAAGACAACGTGATAGGCACTATCGTCGGGCGCATAGGAGCAATCGAGCGCCTGCTGCACTTCTACCGCGTAGGGCTAGGCGTATGAGAGCCGGCAAGCTAAGGCACCGCTGCAGCCTGCAATCCGAGCAGCGCACACCAGACGGCATGGGCGGTTACGTCGACGGTTGGGCAGAAATTCGCCCGGTCTGGTGCGAAATCACCACGCCAACGGGTCGTGTCTCGAATGTCGCGCAGCAGCTCACCGCTGTTGTGTCTGCGGAAATCCGCGTGCGTCCGTCTGCTGACTTCGTAGCGGGTCGCCGGCTGGTCGATGGCGCCATTACCTACCGGATAGAAGCGGTCCTGCCCAGCAACGAGCGCGACATGATGCAACTGTTGTGCTCGTCCGTGGCGAATCCGTAGGAGGGCGCATGGCTAGACGTAGCTCTATCAAGGGCGACTTCAAGCTCCGCGGCGTGCTCCGGCGCATCGGCAACCAGATGGAGTCGGATCTGCGTCCCGCGATGCAGAAAGCGGCGGATTTGGTTCTGGAGACACAGCGGCAACTGATCCCGAAAGATACCGGCGAGTCGGCGGCAGCACTTGAGGCATTTGTCTCGAAAAGTGGCCTCGACGCGCAGATCGGGATTCGCGGCAAAAAGAAGTCGCGCCGCTTCTTCTTCCTGCGCTTCATCGAATACGGCACCAAGGGCACGCAAGGCAAGGCCGGAAAGAACCCCGAGAACAAATCGGACGGCGAGAACTTCTTCGGCTACGCGCCGGATATTCCAGCCAGGCCGGCGCACCCGTTCATTCGGCCCAGCTACGACCTGAACAAAGACGAGATCCGCAAGTTATTGAGCGTGGCGATTGCTTCGACTCTGGACAAGGCGGCGAGGAGTGCAGATGGCTGATCCAGCAATACCGCTCCAGGCCGCGCTGTATGCCCGCCTGGATAGCGAGTTAAGCGTGCCGGTATATGACGCCGTGCCGATGGACACTGCACCGCCATACGTCACGATAGACAGCGAGCAGATGACCAATTCGAGCGTCATCAGCGGCCGCAAGCGCGCCAACCGATTCATCTACCTGTCCGTCTGGAGCAACTACCGGGGGCAGGCCGAAGTGAAGCGCATTAACGCCGAGATCGAAGCCTCGCTCGACGAGCGCCCGCTAATTCTCAGTGATGGCCGGGCCGTATCGGTTCGCGTCGAGCGCATGAGCACTAATCGAGACGCTGACGGCGTGACCTTTCAGGGTTCCGTGACCGTTCGAGTCATCACCCAGCAGTAACCCAACCCCAAACCCTGCCGCACTGCGGCTACATCCAATGTCCTTTGGAGGACTACCCATGCCCGTAAATACCGCAGCCGGCGCCGTTTTCAGCATCGGCACCAAAGCTATCGCCACTGACGAAGCCACCTATGCAGCCGACACCTACGTCCCGGTCGGTGAAGTCGAGTCCATTGGCGAATTCGGCGACGAAGTTTCCGCCGCCACGTTTACCGCCCTGGCCAACCGTCGCGTGCGCAAGTTCAAAGGCACCTATGACGCTGGCGACATTCAGCTGACCGTAGGCTTCGACTCTGGCGATACCGGCCAGACCGCCCTGAACACCGCCCTGAAGGACGAAGGCTCGACCGACTACAACTTCAAGATCGAGTTCGAGGACGGCGACATTTTTTACTTCAGCGGCAAGGTCATGTCTCGCCGTATCTCTGGTGGCTCGGCTGACGAGATCGTCAAGGCCAACATCTCCATCTCCATCGGCACCGAAGTGCTGGAAATCCCGGCCGTTTAAGCCGATCTGCGCGGTCCAAGCGGGCCGCGCATCCCCCTGATTCTGGAGTTACCCATGACAAGCAAGACCCTGTACGGCAAAACCACCGTGACCGTTGGCGAGTTTGAGTTCGAGCTGGAGCCGACCCTGGCCGCAGTCCGCAAAATCGAGCAGCGTTTCGGCGGCCTGCGTCCTGCGCTGGATGGCCTCGGCTCGCTGAGCGTCGATGCGGTCAGCCATGTGATCGTGGCGGGTGCTAATCTCTCGCCTAAAGAGGCCAAAGAAGTCCCTGAAGCCGTTTTCGCCGCTGGCGTGGCCGATGTTACCGCTCAAGTCGTTCCGTTCGTTGTAGCGCTCCTGAACCCCTCTGACGCCAAGCCAGAGGAAGAGTCGGGAAACGTAAAAAAGACTCGGGCAAGCAAAGCGCAGTAAAGGACGGCAGCTACGTCGATCATCTCTACGGGCTGGCCACCGGCTGGCTCGGATGGGCGCCCGCCGTGGCGTGGTCGACGCCGATACCCGAGATCCTGCTGGCGTATGAGTCAAAGATTCAGTTCCTGCAAGCCACCAATCCGTTCGGGCAAGGCAAGAAGGAAGACGACGGCAACGCACGCAAGCCCGAGCAGATGAAGGCGCTGCTGCGCGGGGCTGGGAAGTAATGCTACTCGTAAACACTGACCTCAAGCGTCACGCCTATTGACGGCTTGTCTCGTGTGCCGCCGTGTACCCCGTGAACGATGGCGCTTGCTTCGTCCCCGCGATCCATTCGCTTGACGTGCCACTTGGCGACGTCGCGCTTCAGGTAGCCGATTTGCTTTCCGGCGACGAATACCGCCACGGCGTTTTTGTCGGCAGGGTTGTCCGGCTCGTGGATCAGCTGCGCGGGCATCCCGACTTTGACCAGTCGCTTGATGAGTGATTGCCGGGATTCGCCATCGCGGTTTTTATGAGACTCGCCGACTACAGCGCAGACGAACTGCGACGATGGCTGGCGCGCCGGGCTGGCAGTGCTTTTGAGTTTGCGCAGGAAGTCGAACATGGCCTCTCCTTGGCTTGAAAGGCGAGACGCTATCACTGGGCCACTGTCTGCGGAAGTGGCCATGCGTACAGGCTGCGCCCTGCTGCTGGCATTTTGGTACGCTTGGCCTTTCTACTAGGGAGGCGCGGTCTATGGAATTGCTCATGCTGGCGGCAATGGTCGCTGTTTACTTTTTGCCGGGGCTGGTTGCGTACAAGCGCGACCATCAAAACGCCGCGTCAATCATGCTGCTGAACCTGTTTCTCGGCTGGACGCTACTCGGCTGGGTAGGCGCGCTGGTCTGGTCAGCTTCGGCGAAAAAGCAGACTTAACTTCTGCAAGAACACCACAAACCCGCTTCGGCGGGTTTTTTATTGTCCGCGAAAAGGTGAAGAAGATGGCCGCTCAAGACGTCCAGGGCATGCTCGTACGAATCGAGGCCACAACTGCTCAACTGAGAGCAGAGATGAAGCGCGCGGACGCGGCCGTCGGCAATGCAACTAAAGGCATCGACAAGCAGCTGTCCAAGGTTGATGGAGCTTTCGACCGTCTGGGCATGGGCGCTGGCAAAGCTGCGTCGGCTGTTCGCGCACTTGCACCGGCCCTTGCTGGCCTCGCCACTATCGAGGCCTTGCGCCGCACGCAGCAGCTTGGCGAAGAGTTCACGCTGCTGGAGGCTCGCGTAAAGCGCCTTTCTGGTGGCACCGCCGAGGCCGCGGTGACCTATGCGCGCCTCGCTGAGGTTGCGCGCAATAGCGGAACAAGCCTTGGCGAGACGGTAAAGCTGTGGGAGTCACTGACCGGCACGCTGCAGGAAATGGGCGCGACTGATGCTCAAGTTGTCCGCCTGACCGATACCCTGCAAAAAATCGGCACAATTGGCGGAAGCTCCGCACAAGAAGTCTCCAATGCGTTGCGTCAGCTTGGCCAGGGTCTAGCGGGCGGCGTGCTGCGCGCCGAAGAGTTTAACTCGGTCATCGAGGGAATGCCGGAGCTTGCCCGCGAAATCGCCCGAGGCCTGGGCGTGCCGTTTAGCGAGCTGCGGCAGATGATGCTGGATGGTGAGCTAACAGCGGACAAGGTGCTTGGCGCAATTCAGCGCCGTGCCTATGACGTTGACGCCGAGTTTGCCAAGCTGCCGCGCACCGTAAACCAAGCATCAGCGGCTCTAACTAACGACCTTGGCCGTGCAATTTCCTCGCTTGATAGCGCTATTGGCGGCTCACGGTTTCTCGCAAAATTTCTAGACACCCTAGCAAAGGGTGTTCGGTTAACCGCTGGCGACCTTACAGATTTCGAGCGCCTGAATGAGCTGGTTGCAGAGCGCGCGCAGATTCAGCTTCGCTATGAGCAGGCGCAGCGCCGCACCTTGCTGTCTGACAAGGAGCGTGCCTCTTTTGAAAATAGCCTAAAGCAGCTGAATGCTGAGATCGTCGAAATTCAAGACAGGCGAATTCAACAGCTGAAAGAGGAAGGCCGGGAGATAAGCGCAAACGCCCCGGTGATCAATGAACAATACGACAAGTACCTAGCCAAGCTCAAAGAGTCGGCGGCGCTGCATGGCGTAAACTCAGAAGTAGCCAAGGTTCGGTACGCTATCGAAAAAGGCGAACTAGGCACGCTGACAGAGGCGCAACAAGCGGCGCTGCTCAAGTATGCAGAGGAAAAAGATGCCAAGCTCGAGGCGCAAAAAGCCGGCCTTGATTACAGCCAAAGCCTGAAAGAGCAGACCAAGGCCCTCCAAGACCTCGCGAACAAATACGACCCAGCCGCCAAGGCCCAGGCCGAGTACGAAAAGGGCATCAAGCTAGCCGACGAAGCTCTGCTGAACGGCAAATACACCACCGAGCAATACCAGAAAGTCGTCCAGGGCCTGTACGCCGACCTGAACAAGCCGATCTGGGACAAGCACAACAAGCAAGCAGACGAAGCGGCAGCGGCGATTAAGAAGATCGACGACCAGTTGGAGTCTGTGCGTGACCGCATCGACCCCGTTCGGGCCGCCACCAAGCGCCTGACCGCAGAGAAAAAGCTGTTCAAGGACCAGCTGGACGCGGGAAGCATGTCGCTTGAGGAATATACCCAAAACGTCGCGCTGCTCGAAAAAGAGTACGACAACAACATCCGCGCCACCTCCGACTGGGCGCAATGGACCGAAGGCGCGCTAGACCGCGTTGATTCGGCCTTTGCCGACGCCTGGCGCAACATCGGGGACGGCTTCAGCTCGTTCCGCGACTCGCTCACTGACGCCTTCAAGCAGATGTTGGCCGAACTGGCTCACATGGCCATTACCAAGCCGATCATTATGCAGCTTGGCGCGGCGATGGGGATTGGCAACGGAACCCAGGGCAACAACGGGATTTGGGGCTCACTGCTTGGCGGGTCTGGCGGTTCGGGCGGCAGCTCGGGCGGCCTCAATTTCGGCTCGATGCTGCAGTACGGCCAGTCGATCTACAGCGCACTGACAGGCGTTGGCCCTGCGGCACTGGCTGGCTGGCAGGCGGGTGGACTCGGTGGCGCGCTAGGTGGCGTCGGCAGTTATTACGGGGGAATGCTCGGCGGCGCGGCTAGTACAGTCGGGGGCTGGCTTGGCCTTGGCGGCGCGTCTGCGGGTGCCGGCGCTGCTGCTGGGACTGGATTTGGCTTGGGTGGCTCACTGGTATCGGGCGGAGTCGGCAGTGCCACTTACGCAGCAGGCGCCGGCGGTATTGGCTCTGCTATCAGCGGCGCGCTATCGAGCATGGCCAGTATGTGGTATCTGGCGCCGATAATTGGGGCGTGGCAGTCCGGCAAGCTCTACGACGCTGGCGTTCGGCCTGATGCCGGTGAAATGTGGAAGTCGACCCAGGGCAATACACTCGGCCAGATAGGAAACGTCCTTCCGACCCTGCAGAGCAAGTTTTTTGAGGGATTGGATAAGACGCTTGAGCCTGTCGTTGGCGGAAAAATTGCCGCGATGATCACTGGCTCGACTTTCCACCAAGCATTGTGGGGAGGTATCAATAAGAAACTCTTCGGCGGCGCCTGGGAACAGAAAGCGGCAGGCATTGCACTGTCCGGCACGGGCGGCGACTTCCTTGGGCAGCAGTACATTTTCTCAAAGAAGGACGGCGGCTGGTTCGGCTCGGACAAGAAGAAGACCGAATATTCCGAGATGGACGCCACCCTGGCGCGTGCGCTTGGCAAGCGTTTCGACGAGGTGACAGAGAGCGCGCTCACTATATTCGATAGCCTCGGCTTCGACGTTGGCGAAAGTGCGCTTGATGGCCTGAACGTCAAAAAGGCGCACATCCGCACCGACAGCAAGAAGAAGCAGGAGCAGCTGCAGGAGAACATCGACAAGTGGTTCGGCACGGTTGGCAATGCCAGCACCGATCTGATTGGCGGTGGCCTGGTGGCCGGGTTTGCCTCGCGCATCACTGATGCCACCTCGGAGACGCTTGGGGCAGCACTGGAAGCCGCAGGGGCTCAGCTCACCGACAAGCAGATGAAGGGCCTTTCGGGGCTGTCTGGCGCCAAGCTGACCAAAAAGCTGTCCTCTATGGTCGGCACAGAGCTTGCGGCGCAGATTTCAGGCTCGGTCGATGAGGCGCGTGCGGCTGTTTTCGAGCAGCTGACTACCCTTGATGCTGACATGGCCAGCTCGCTTAGCGGGCTGTCTGGCAAGAAGCTGACTGCCGAACTGGAGAAGCTGACCGGCTTCGGCAAGAACGCTTACGAGTCCCTGGCCGAGCTGGCAGGCAAGCTGGAAGCCGTCAACGCCACCTTCGAACTGCTCAACCTCACCGTCTACGAAAGCAGTCTCGGCGGCGCAAAGCTGGCTGAGGATCTGGTCGCCATCGCTGGCGGCCTTGAGTCGCTGGCGACGAGCACGCAGACCTACTACGACGCCTTCTTCAGCGCCGAAGAAAAGCTCGAAGACACCATCAACGGTATCAAGGGGGCTTTCGAGGACGCCGACCTGGAGCTGGCGAGCAGCCGGCAGGCTTACCGAGAGATGGTCGAGGATATCGACCGGACCACGGAAGCGGGTCGCGAGATGTTCGTCACGATGATGGAGCTGAGCGGGCAGGCTGCGCAGTACTACGATATTCTGGAGCAGCAGGCGGCAGAGGCAGAAGCGGCGGCGGCGCAGGCGCAAGCGGCAGCTGTCGAGCTGCAGGCAGCCCTGATCACGGCGCTGAGGGATGGAATCACCGGCGCTGTCGATGCATCACTGTCGGCTCTGCAGCGGTCGATTGCAGCCCAGCAGGCGGATATCCGCGCGGCGATGACTGATACCTCAGCCAGCGTCAGCGAGCTGTCCGGTATCAGCAATGCGCTGGATGCTGCGCTCAAACGTCTTGCTGGCACGTCCGATACGGCAACCCGTGCGATTCGTGCGCAAGCCGTGATGACGCTCAACAGCGCGTTGGTGACTGCTCGGTCTGGTCAGTCACTGGCCGGGTTCGAGGGGCTGCAGGACGCGCTCGACGTGGCGTCGCAGATGGACACGGCGCTGTATGGCTCACTGGAGGATTTCGAGCGGGAGCAGGGGCGCACGGCGAACCTCGTTGCCGAGCTGGAAAAGGTCAACGGCGCACAGCTGTCGGCTGAGCAGCGGGCGCTGCAGATGTACGAGCAGCAGCTCGACGCGCTCGATGACCAGCTCAAGTTCGCGCAGGACCAGCTCGACGCGCTCAACGGCATCGACAACGGCGTTGGCTCGGTAGCGGATGCTGTGGCAGCGATGAACCTGTCCGTCGTGGCGGCTCTGTCCACGCTGGCCGATGGCCTCGCGCAGCTCAACACCAGTCAGAACAACGGCACCATCGTTGACACGCTGTACCGGGCGATCCTCGGCCGCGAGGCTGACGATGCCGGCCGGGCGTACTGGATGGAGCAGCTGCAGAGCGGCCAGCTCGACTATGACCAGATCGCGGTTGCCATCGGCAATGCTGGCGTGAAGAACCCGAACGAGAGCGCTGCGGGCCAATCGGCGGCGGGCGGCTATCTAGCGTCCACCGTGCAGTCGGCCTATCAGACGATCCTCGGGCGGGCAGCCGATCAGGCTGGTGTCGACTATTGGGTTGGCCAGCTGCAGTCGGGTGCCATCGCGGGCGATCAGCTCTACCAGGCGCTTGCCAATGGGGCGCTTGCCTCTTCGGCGGAAACCGAGGATGCCAAGAAGCGCGCGAAGCAGTGGCTGGGCATTCCGGCGTTCGCTGCGGGCGGCCTCCATGCGGGCGGGATGCGGCTGGTGGGCGAGAACGGTCCAGAGCTGGAAGTCACCGGCCCTTCGCGTATCTACAACGCCAGCCAGACGGCGGCAATGCTGGGTGGCGCCGGATCGACCGAGGAGCTGCGCGCCTTGCGCGGTGAGGTGGCCGGGCTGCGCTCCGCTTTGGGTGCCATCGCCAAATACACCGAAAGCACCGCTTACGGCGTGCGCCAAATGAACGAGATTGGGCTACCACAAGGGGAGGCGGCATGAGAGTCGTGCGACCGGCGTCCGTGACGCCAACAACGCTGCTCAGCAGCAACGTCGCGCTCAATGACGCGCCAGCATGGGCGGCGGGGACGTACAGCACGGGTCAAACCGTGCTGCACAACCTGCACGTTTACGAGAGCGTGGCGGACAGCAACACGGTAGAGCCGGGCGCGGAAACCGCCACACCCTTCAAATGGATCGACCTAGGCGCCTGCAACCGCTGGCGGATGTTCGACAAGCGGGCCGGCACCAAATGGCTGATCGGCAAATACACCACAAACGCCGAATCCATAAACCTGACGATCCAGCCGGGGCAGGTGGTTAACGCCATCGGTCTCGTTGGCGTGGCCGGAACCAGCGTTCGCGTCGTGATGACTGCGCCGGGCGAGGGGACGGTCTACGACAAAACGGTCCAGATGGCCGATACCGGGGTGATGAACTGGTATGACTACTGGTTCGCCCCATTTGAGCGTCGGGACAACGTGGCTATGTTCGATCTGCCTGCCTACGGCAACGCGGATGTGCAGGTCATCGTCTCGGCTCCTGGTGGCACAGCGCAGGTTGGGACGCTGGTTCTCGGCAGCGCGCTGGAAATCGGGATGGCCGTCTACGGCACCGGCCTCGGACTGGTCAGCTACACCCGCACCGACGAGGACGATTTCGGCAACGTCACCCTGACGCCGCGCGGGTCAAGGCGCACAGTCGATTTCGATCTGCGCATACCCACCGATCAGATCGGCACTGCCATGCGCACGCTAGAGCGTCTGCGCGACGTGCCATCGCTCTATGTTGGCGATGCCGGCATGGACACAACCATCATCGTTGGACGCTTCGAGCGTCTGGCCACCGTAATAGCGAACCCCGCGCTATGCGACATGACCCTAGAGGTTAGGAGCTTCCAATGACAGTACCCGTTATCACGCCACTACCGCCAGCGCCGACGCGGGCGGATGCGCCGTCTGATTTCACCGCGAAGGCCGATGCGTTCGTTGCTGCGCAGGTCGGGATGGTCGCAGAGTTCAATGCCTCGGCCGGTTTCGTAGATCAGCGCGCCATCGACGCCGCCGCCAGCGCCACGGCAGCAGCAGACAGCGCGACGACAGCCTCGCAACACGAACAGGGCGCAGCCGATCAAGCCGCGCTTGCCAGCACGGCACGACAGGGCGCGGAGGATGCTGAGCAGCAGGCACAGCTATACGCAGCCGCAGCCGGCGCATCAGCGGGCGTCCCGGCGCTGACAGGCAATGCCGGAAAATCGCTCGTGGTCAAATCCGACGAGAGCGGCGTGGAGTGGGGCAGCGCCTCGCAGTCAATCGGCGATATTCTCGTTACCGCCCGCGATCCGGGGCCTACTTTCCTGGCTGCTGATGGGGGGATTTATCTACAGAGTGCCTATCCTGAACTATTCCCGCTGATCGGCCTGACGACCGATGCTCTGGATGCGCCGTGGTCCTCGGTGTCTGCCGGGATGACCTACTACGACGGCGGCGGTGTAGCCACCGATGGCGAGGGCACCTGGATTGTCGGCGGACGCAACGGCAGCATTTCGCGCAGCGTCGATAACGGGGCGACGTGGGCCGTGATATCAGGCATAGGCACTGCCACATTTACCGGGCTATCCGCTGGCGGCAACGGCGTGTGGGTGATTATCGCTGGCAGCAGCGCTTATCGCAGCACGGACAACGGCGCCACATGGACGTCCGTAACAACCGGGCTAACTGGCGCAACCTACGGCGTAGCCTCGGATGGCAACGGTGTATGGGTGGCTGGCGGCTACAACGGCGGTATGGCTCGCAGCACGGACAACGGCCTGACATGGGGTCTTGTCTCTAGCGGAATTGGGGCTAACCAAATCTATGCCGTTGACACAGACAGAGCCGGCATTTGGGTGGCAGGCGGCCAGAACGGCATCATGGCTCGCAGCACCGACAACGGCGCGACATGGTCATCTGTGACTAGCGGGTTTGGCACGCAAATAATCTACGACATTGCAACTGACAATAGCGGCGTGTGGCTGGCTGTCGGAGGCGGCGGCATAGTGAGCCGCAGCGCGGACAATGGCGCGACTTGGGCAGCGGTTACCAGCGGGTTTGGCACAACAATTATCAAGGGCTGCGCGACTGACGGCTATGGCGTTTGGTACGCAGGCGGCAGCAGCACCCTGCGAGTGAGCAAGGACAACGGCTTGACTTGGGGCACTGCGTCGGCTGGCGTATCGAATCTTGACAAGATCGCGGCAGGTAACGACCGCACATGGGTCCTAAATGGCAGTCAAGCTGTCGCGCGGCTTTTCCCTTATACCTACGATCCAACAACACAGTTCAAGCTAGTGAGCTACCCCGTCGAGTCAGCCGGCCTCACGCCCTACATCAAAGCCCTGGAGGCCGTCGCATGATCACGCTCTACATATGGGATGCCCAGCGCATCTACTCGCACAGCGTAGAGGCTGCCCCGCGCGGCCCGATGCCGGCCAACTCGACACCGACCGCGCCACCGGAGACGGTAGGCGAGCAGGTAGCGCAGTGGATTGGTAGTGGCTGGCAGGTTCTGGAGGAGAGGCCCATGCCCGAGCCAATGCCCGAACCCGACTGGCCTAGCCTGATCGCCGCCCGTCGCTGGCAGGCTGAGGTGGCGGGTATCGACGCTGGCGGAATGCACATCGACACCGGGCGCGACAGCCAGGCGCTGATCACTGGCGCCACAGTTCAGGCCATGCTTGATCCGAACTACTCGCTGCGCTGGAAGACCGTTGCCGGCTTCGTTGACCTGACGGCTGAGCAGATCATAGGCGTGGCTACGGCTGCGCGGGCGCATGTACAGGCTTGCTTTAATCGGGAGGCTGAACTGCTCGACGCGCTGGAGGCCGGCACGTTCGCGCCGGAAATGCTCGACCAAGGCTGGCCAGCCTAAACGACCGCGACACCAAGACCCGCTTCGGCGGGTTTTTCTTTGCCTGGAGAAACCATGCACATTTCAGAAACCGGCCTGGCGCTGATCCGCCAGTTCGAAGGGCTGCGCCTGCGCGCGTACCGCTGTCCCGCAGGAATCGCGACCATCGGCTATGGCTCGACCGCTGGCGTGCAGATGGGCCAGACCATCACCGCCGAGCGTGCCGAGGAGCTATTGCGCGAGGACGTGCGCCAGTTCGAGGCGGCTGTTTCGCGGCTGGTCAAGGTTCCACTGACTCAGGGCCAATACGACGCCCTGGTCTCGTTCGCATTCAACCTCGGCGCGAAGGCCCTGGGCGATTCCACGCTGCTGCGCCTGCTGAATGCCGGCGACTACGCCGGGGCCGGTGGCCAATTCGGGCGATGGGTCTACGCCTCGGGCAAAAAACTGTCCGGGCTCGTCAAACGCCGCGCCGCTGAGCGGGCACTGTTCGAAGGAGATACCCCATGCGCCTGATCGCTATTGCCTGCCTGCTGCTCACACTCCAAGGCTGCGCCGCCTCGCTCGCGTCCTACTACTGCGGCAAGCCAGCCGTCGACCGTGCGGCCTATCGCGCTGTGATGGATACCCGCACAGCTCCGCATCGGGTGAGGGTCGAATGCTATGAGTGAAGCATGGTTCTCCGGCGCGCTGGATCTGCGGGCGTACAAGCCGGGCGAGTGGGTGTTGCTCGAACCGTTCCGCTATCACGCCCGCGATGGCCGGGAATTTACGGTGCCTCGCTGGTTCATCACCGATCTGGCGTCGATACCTTGGCTGGTTGACCCGCTTTTTGACGGGTTGGATCACCGCGCCGCTGGCGTCGTGCACGATTGGCTTTATTGCAGCCAGCAAGTCAGCCGCGCCGAAGCCGACGAACTGTTCCGCGAGATGCTGGAAACCCTCGGCGTCGGAGTCATCAAGCGCAACCTCATGTACTCCGGTCTGCGTGTGGGTGGCTGGTATCGGTACGGGCAGTGCGACGGCGGGCCGAAAGGCGAAGATTTCGCATGGGAGTTCATGTCCTCGGCAGAGCGTGAGGCGTACCGGATCAGGTTTATCGAGAAGGGGGATTGGATGGCCCGGACGGGCTAGGACGGTAGACCGGGACTCCGGCCTCCTGTGCTGCGGTGATCATATCTGCTGTGCCTCGTCCGCCGCTGAATGCCACCACGCCATCTGGCTTGAGGGTAAGCATGTGGCGGTTTCGAACGGGGCCGGCACGCTTTCCGTACTTCTCCCATTCTGCTCGGCAGCGGGTCAGCTTCACGTCGCGGTTTATTGCCCACTCACGAGCCCAGCGATCTGCGCCGGGTGCTTCGCCCTGGATGATCTCGCTGATGCCACGAGTGAGCAGGATGTGGTCGAGCACTTCGAAAACGCGGGCGCGGTCGGCGTAGTCACGGCCTCCGCAGACGATGAGTCGGACGGGCAT